CAGACTCAGTAAAAGAAGGATTAGCCTGGTCAGGACGATTAGCACCATTAAGTGCAGAATCAATACCGACGGTGTTTTGGTCTGAAGAGAAGAGATTGGGGGAAGAAGCAGAATCGGCAGAGGAAGATCCGCCCAAAAACTTATTGAGTAAACCACCAGCTACCGAGGAAGCAACACCACCAAGAATAGAACCAAGCATAAGTCACCTTATTTAAGCGGCTGAAGAAAAGTAAGTTCAGTGTCAACTTGGTTAACACTAAGAGTACCAATAACAGTATGAGCAACAACAGGAGCACAATAAGTAACAACAATGCCAACATAAACCTTATTAGAAGGAGCACCGAGACGATTAGTAGGAATAGTAACAGCGTCTTTAAAAGAAATTACACCGGGACTAGAAGAAAAAAGAATAGGATAGCGAAAATAACCGGGAGTATTACTCGCAGGAACAACAACGGGCTGAGTAGCAGATTCAAAACGAACAACATTTAAAATAAAAGGCAAGTTAGAATTTATAGCTAAAGAGCCAGCAAAAGAAAATACTTGATTATCAGAAAAAGAAAGGTCATCAACAGCAATACAAAAAGCAAAAGAAGAACCAATGTCAGAAGAAGCAAGAACAGATGAACGGACATCAACAGTAAAACGCGCCAATCTAGGCAATCCCAGAAGGGGATATAAATTAAGATTGGGTGAAATAGAATCACGATATGGTAAAAAAACAGAAGGTGAATTATGTTGAGTAGTAAATTGTTGATACATAAGAATATCCTTAAATAAGTAATGCGCTAAAGCGCCAACCCCTCACAGCACGCCAGTAAACTGACGTGCCGCTCACGGTTATCAAGAGGTCATAATGGAGTCGCGAGCAGTAGGCATGCGACGGAAAACAGAAACATTAAATTTACATTGAGCATTCCACTGTGCAAGCTGAGTAGATTGGAATACATCATCGTAACGCTCTGATTGTACAAGAATATTTTCTTGCATAGTATCGCCATTAGGGCCGTTATCAATAAACGGAAAACCCTTAAGACTATGATAATGCGGGTCAACATAAGAAGGATGTGTACGAAGCCACTGAGATTCAGCAACTTTAATTTTGATACCCGGTTTACCAGCAAAACCACGAAATAAAGTATCCATAGCAATTTCGCGCGGAGGTAAGTTAGCAACAATAGCCGGGTCAGCGGCAATATCAGAATAACCAAGCTGAGGCTTACCAACAAGATAATGAGTTTCCTCAGTACAAGTAGGAGGAAAACGAAGGAGAGCAAGTGTAAAAACAAAACCATGCTCAGGAACATAAAAACGAGGAACAGAATGTTTAAAGGGCTGCTGGACACGACCGGAAAACTGACCCAAAGAAACCTGGTCAGTACCATCAATATCATAACCAGAAGCCCAAAAGTTACTGCGCATCAAAAGAAGTGGACGCATATCAGCATCATAATAAGTTGAGCCACCAAATGACTTAACAATATCACGATAACGAGACATGAAGAATAAACGCTCCTGCTCAGTCTGAAGTTGAGCATATTGAGCCTTTAAGCCCATAATATCGAGAGTAGTAGCACCAGTAGTCATATTTTTAGAGGTCTGAGTGGCCGGAGGTAAAGGAGCCGTCCAAATAGACTTTAAATGACAACAACGAAAACCAAGACGAGAATCAAGCTCAGCCAAATCAGAAGGATTAGCTTCAGCACGATCAGGCATCCAGGGGGCTTTAAAATAATTATTATAAATATTCAAATAACCCTGATGAAGAAACTTAGGAATATGATTACCTTTAGCAGCAGTAACACCAAGATAACCAGTAGCATTTGTACGCGGAGAACTAGGAACAGAGGGTAAAGGAGTCCCAGAAACACCACTTTTCATAAGGTTAATCCAAGCATCACCATAAATATGACGATATGGAATATAAAAAGTAAAGAAATCTACACACGAGTCAATAGCAAGACCACGACGAAGCGGAGAAAGGCGAATAGCGCCAACAGCATCAATCTCAATAGAATCACCAGCAACAACAGGAGTCCAAGACATACCTTTAAGACGACCAACATTACCAGCATTAAAAACTAAGTGAGTTAAATCAAGAGTATCACGAGAAGCGCCAGTTTGAATCATAGACATAAAAATCCATTAAGGGGGACAAGCCCCCTATATCAAGTTGTTAAAATTGCTGACCGCCAACATACCAAAGACGGCTACCTGATTTGCGGCCTTTTGTACCGCGAATGGTTCTTTTTGACATTATTCGACTCCAATAGAACGTAGTTGTGAAACGATATGGTCTTCTGCGTTATGTACCGTCTGTACATCACCAGAGAGAACACGCAAGGTAAACGCAAAAAGCTGGGCACCACTAAGGGGGGCTTCAACACCATTAATAATATCTTGGGTGTAGTTTGCACCTTCCATGATGTGACACGCCGATAATACATTGACGGGATGAACATAAAAAGCGATAACGCCAGAAACAAACTCAGCAGGAACAGAAAAGCGAGAAAACCCAACATAATCAAGGGTTCCATAGATACATGCTTCAATACAACGACCAGCACGATTACGGTCAGTAGAAAGCCAAGGCTCTGGACGAGTAAGAAAATTATAATCATCAGCAGTCAAATCTAGCACAGCATGATTACGAGTTAACTTAATACCAGCCAAGGCAGTAGCAAAGCGAATATCATTATTTAAAACTTCATTTTGAGCCATCAGTTATAGCCTCTACAGTAGGTAACTTTAAAATTTTACGGGAAACAAGAACATCAATAATAGATCGACGACCTGTAGTGAAAGCAGCTTCATACAAAAACCAATCAGTAAGAAGATTAGAAAGAGCAGTTAGAAACTGTTCTTCGGATAAAGCATCAGCATTATTCAAAAAAGCAAGACGTGATTTAAGAGTTAAATAATAACTAGCACGACCTTCCTTAAGAGTCAAATTATGTTTAATACTCATTTAGGAGCACCCGACCAAACAGATTTAATAGAAAGAGAAGACGCAGTAATAAGAGCGTCATCAAGATAACGAAACGTCTCTTCAGAAATATCCGTACTTGCCAATTTCTGGGTCAGAGAAGCGATAAAATTCAAGAGCTTGGATGGACGTGTCGTTTTTATCAAAGCGCGCATTTGCTTTAGCAAATTCGTCGTTGGGGGCATGTATCNATTCCAAAACGACTGAAACAGGAAGCCCGGCCAGCCTCAATCTCATTTCTTTCTTCGCGTTCTGCGCGAGCACTTTGTTCAGCGGTGTACTGTCGTAAGATAGCCTCATCATCTGGATTAGACTCTGGGTTGAAAGTGCGGACATGCTGGGGAGTTTCATCCCGAAATTTCGGCTCATTCTTGTCCTGAAGACTTTTGTCGGAATTGTCGATAGAAGACTTCTTAGTGAGATATTCCATGATTTACCCTCGAATTTAAGAGATTTATCAACATCATGTTTTTTGTTGACATATTTAGCAACATAAAAAGCAACTGACATATAACTAGTAGATTTAAGAGGAATGCCTTTAGCATCAACAGGCCATAACCAGCCAAGACGGGTAAAAGCATCTTGAGAATAACGAACAGCAATAGGCTGAGTAAAACCATAAGGCCAAAGACCGCGAAAAGACTCAATTTGACGACGATTACGAACGGAACGACCGTAATTAGGGTCAAACGAACCAGAGGGAAGGGTTCTAACAAGGTGTATAACATGAAAATGCAAGCGACCCTCTTTCGTTCCAAATTCAGGAACACAAAAATATTGATAACAATCAGAAGTAGATTCTTTAACAGAACGATTTTCAGCAGAAAGAATTTCGCGACCAACATCACGAAAATAATCACGCAAAGCGTTCGGAGTAGAATAAAAAGTGCGCGCCATATCATCAGAAATAGTAAGCGTATCAAAAACAACAAACCAGCCCATTCTATGGGCTTGAGTCATAGCATTAATAAGGCGCTGAATAGTAAAACCACGCCGAGATTTCATGGTCGCAGCCTCCAACATCTTAGAACATTCATCTTTAAAGCCAACAGGCTTTGGATAAGCATAATCGGAATATATATCACGAATCGGACGATTAGCAAGCAATTTGCGCCAGTATTTATAAACAGGAACATCATTGAGAAAGTACCAGGCTGCATCACCATCAGGGCGGTGGTCTATAGTGTTATTAATATCAAGTTGTTTAAGCACCAAGTACAAATCATCAAGCTCAGTGGTAAGTTTAGAAAGCATAGAATAAACGGCCTCAAAAGGACTACAAGAGCCGTTAGAAGATTCATGAGATAGGGGAGTACCATATTGACACAAAGTATCATCAGAAAGCGTTATATCACGCATATGATACTGTAAAATATCTTCAAGGAGTTTAATGCGAGACTCACACTGACGATGAATTGTCAGATTAGACATACAAGAAAGAGGGGTTAAACCAGTAGCCTGTAGAATTTCAGAAAGTTTCATAAAAAAGCCTCCATAATTGGAGGCGATTCAATCACAAATAATTAGTATTGTCTAGTAGACTTAATTCCTTCCTCCTTTTTGTTATCAGAGGAAATCTTAGAATCAATCCATGAATCAAATTCACGCATTTTAGACCAGATATAAGAACCACCATCATAAAGAACATTTGAAACATCTTTAACAGTTTTACCAGCCTGAGAAGAACCATAGCGGGCGTTATTGGTTTCCTCTCTCTGGCGTTTAATATCCTCGCCAACTTTATCAGTCATAGCCTCAATTTGCGGAGCAGTAAGACGAACATTAGCTTCTTGCGCCTTATTGAGAAGTTGTTGAGTAACCTGAGTAGTAGCTTGCTCAACAGAAAGAGCAGAATTAGATATAAGATTGCGAACACGTTCAGTACTCTCCCTTTGATTAAACGGTAACATTTGATTAGGGGCATAAACAGTATCAGCAGTATTTGCACGAGAAGTAGCAGACTGAATACCAGCAATATCTAACTGATTTTTAGCATTAATTTTAGCAACATCAATGTTGTTAGCCATTTGCATTTTAGCAATATCTTTTTGATTATCAAGATTGGCATCACCAAGCCCAGACATGGTACCGCCAGCACCAGCACGCTCCCACGGATTAAGCTCAGGAAAAGCCGCAGCAAGATAATCACGAGCATCACTACCCTTTTGTTTAGGGGAGCGCTTAGGATTTAACAAGGATTCAACACCTTGTTTTACAGCACCGGGCGCAGCTTCAGAAAAGCCTTTAAAAGCATC